CGTGTAAAAGTTTGTTTCAGCCATTGAAGCGGCTTCGCTATTCGCTTGTACATTCTTTTGTGGACCTGAAATATTGTTCTTTGTTTCTTGGTCGCGTAACCATTCGCAATAGATAAATAAAGCCAACATCGCTTTGATTCCGTCCGTTCTTATTATTCCCGGCTTATTGTCCATGCAAATTGGTTCCCATATTTCAACGAACTTTGGGTCGGTAGGTGCATTGCCTAAAATAGCAAAGTCAGCCGCAAAAGCATTATACAAATCGCATCCCATTAAGTCCTGAAGGTAAATCACCTCAAATTTGTCCAAGTAATCTTGTAACGGGTTAACCGTGTAGATGTCCTTTGCGACACTTGTTTGGGCCTTTAAGTCTGCGATTTGAATGTATAATGACATTTGTTCTTTATTTTTTAGCGATTAATTTTCCTTCTTCGTCCGTTAACAATTCGTCTTGGTCGTTGATTTCAACTTCTTGACCAACGCTGAAGCCTTCGAATAATTCCAAATCGGATTCCAAGTCTTCTTCGGTTAATGTATGATATAATTTTTCGGCACCATTCGAATCGGCGCCGCTTACGTTTCCCGCTTCGTCCTCTTCTTTATTCTCTTCGTTCGCATCTTGAACGGTGTGTGCTGATTTTATAGCGTCCATTTTCTCTTTGTGGTCCGCCCTTGCTTTTGCTGATTTGTCCGCCAAGTCTTTGGCCGCCTTTTTGTTGTATGCGTCAAATTCCTTTTTTGTAGCCTCTTCAGCGTAACCGGCTTCTTTCCATGCTGATAAAGTTTCTTTTGTAGCCACAACCACTTGACCGGCCTTAAATCCGCTTTTGTGGTCTTTTGTAAATTTCATGTGTCCCATTGTTGTGATTTTTTTTTAATTAGCAATGTCTTTCACCCAAAAAGCCGGTACGTTTCCGCACCGGCTGAATGGTAGTAGTAAGCTAGTTATGGTTTTAAGATAGCCGCTTTTACAGTTGATATATTATCATAAATAAACGCTTGTTCGTCTAATTTCTTAACGAATGCGTGGAACCTAGATTCACCAACCATTGTGAATTGGTTTGTAATTAACTGGTCGTTAATCCATCCAATTTTCACGGTGTAATCAACATAGTTAGTCACGTTGTATTTAGACATATCGGCAACGAATATTTTATCGGCCGGAATATCCATAAACGGAATGATTGTCACACCGCCAATTGTTACACGATTGAACAATCCCGCTTGTGGGAATAATGGAAGTCCGTTTCCGTCTTTCGCTGAAACAAATTCAATGAAAAAGTCAATAGGGTTCATCATTGCCAATGTAGGTAAATAAGGCGTTTCATCTTGGTAATTATGGGTTGTGTAAACATCGGTAACACACGCGTTTATAACGTCCATTATATTTGCGTCTGCAACCTTGTTAGCCATTGCACCCGCTACAAAAGTACGACCGTAAGTCGTTGCACCCTTTGGATTGCTTCCCGTACCGTCACCAAATAAAATTCCGTTTTGTCTTTTCAACGCGTGTTTCTTTCTTAAAAAGTCATTTGCAATTGATTGAAGACCCGGAATGTCTTGGATTGATTCAGTTGTTAAAACTTCATGCGCTGCAACTTTCACCGGTTCAGCGTAACGCGTTTCAATTTTAAAATCAATCTGTGGCTTTATTTCCGCTTCAGCTAAGAACGCGTAGTCACCTTCTTTTGGTGTCGTTTCAGTATAAGCGTAAGCCGCTTGGCTTGTGTTAATTGTAGTAACTAAAGCGTCAACGATAGTATCTTTTAAATTAACGTTTGAAGGCGCAGCCATTTGAACACCCGCAATTTGCGGTATTCCGTCCGGGTTTGTAGCCGAACCGGTTGTGATAGGACCAACCGCCTTAACTGTTAATTCAATAAACCCCTGACCTTTTGAATGTATGTTCTTTATTTCGTCACCATTCTTTTCAATCCATTCATAAACTTGGTTCATTTTAGATTGTGGTAATTGAGTAGCACCCATCTTTAATTTTTCAATTTCAATTCCCATGTTTTTCATAACCGTTTCCATTGTCTTACGGTTACTTTCTTTAAGGTCATTTAATTGTTTAACGATTTCAGCGTTGTCCGTTCCTTTTTCTTCTAAGTCTTTTTGAAGTTTAAGAATTGAACCGGCTTGTGCTTCAAATAATTCAGCGTTGTAAGCGTCAACCGCTTCCGGCTTCATTGCCTTTAACTCTTCAGCCGATTTAATTGTAAACGGGTCACCTTTAATGGTGAATAATACCGGCCCAGTTGCTAAAGCGGAACCGCCAAATTGTAGTGTTGTTGCAATTCCTTCAACGAAAGAATTACCAAAGTCAAACATTGAAGCAAGACCGTTTCCAACTTCGTGGAATGTGTCCGCAAACATAGTTGACGAAAATAAGATTAAAGCAAATGCCATAAATCCTTTGGCGAATTGCATGATTTTTTGTGTTTTCATGATAAATATAATTTACTGTTTTGTGGTCTTATGACCGATTTAATTTTTGAATAAATGATTTTGTTGGGACCGCCTCTTCCGTGGTGTCATTATTAGACGGCGACGTTTCGATTGTCGTGTCCTTTTTTGACGGCCCTTCCAATTGTAGTTCCGTGATTATTTGCTTTAACTGTAAGAATTCCAATTTTAAGTTTGTTTGGTCTTCTTTAGTCGCCGCGCTTGATTTAAGTTGTGCGTGTAAATTGTCTATTCTTTCGAATAAATCTGTTTTGATTCTGTTTGACGCGTCTTTCGACTTGGCATCAATTACCGGTGTTAATGTATTTGCACCATAAGAAACCACCGAAATTTCAAATAATTCTATTTCCTTAACTACCCAAAAGAAACCGTGTTCGTCTGCAACTTCAGGATTCAACGCCTTTGGGTAAAATTCGTCCCATGTTTGTCGTGATAATTCGTTTGCCGAATCCTTTTCAGCGAACACAAGTAGTTTGTATCTGAAACCAACTGAATGGTTGTCGTAAATTCCGTCTTGGTAGTTTATTAAATCGTCGTTGCCCTTTCGAGTTGGTGCGATGTGCGATTCACCATAAAGGACTGTTAAACCGTCAATCACTCTTTCGTCTAATACTGTAAGTCTTCCAACAACGTTTTTCGTGTTCAATACGTGGTCCGATTGGTGTTTGATTTTTGCAACCGCGTTCGATTGTGGCCCACGGTCGTTGATTGATTTAGTAGCGCAACCAGTCACCAACATGTCCAAGTCCGAATCAATGAAAAAATAAGTGTTAGCGACAAATTTAACCGTTCGGTTGTCCATGTCGATTTCCTTAATTGATTTTGAACCCGTAACCAATTTCACACCGAAGTGCGTGTCCATTTTCTGTTTGTGGGTCTTCTTTGTTAGTTTGTTAATCATTTGTTGGTTGTGTTGGTTGTGTTGGTTGTTCGACTTGTTTGTCTATTAAATTTTTTGCTTCGGTTTCGGTCATGTGCAATGTGAACATTAATTGGTTCAACGCTGAAGTTTCAGTCCATTTCGTTCCGATTCCGCCTAATATGTTTGTGATAATAGTTGACTTTGTTTGCGCTCTTTTAACCGAAGTTGTTTTGTCTTCTTGTAATGCATCAATTGAAGACACGTCCGGTTTAACTACATAAGTAACGCCGTCACGTTCGTTCCAACCCGGATTGTAAAATCTATTAAAGTGGTCCAACTCATTTTCAACCGGCGGAATAACCGCGTTGTTGTAAAAGTTCTTTTGGTCTTCACGTGCGTTGTTGAATGTTGTTCCTTTTGGGTCATTGAACATTCGTGAATTAACACCATAAACCGAACACAAGTCACGAAGTGTCACGGTTCCCATTTCCAACAATTTCAAGTCACTTGGTGACATCGACATTTTAACGAAGTCAACATCGCCGGAAGTAACACGAACGCCACCGAATTCAGTTGCGCCACCAATACGTTTGTTCAATGCTTTGTCCATTGCGTCTTTTTCGGTAGGTGTCAAAGACCGTTTCCCTCTATTTGTTAGAAACCCCAAAACACCTTTGTTTTTTAACAACGATGCTTGTGCGGTAACGTTTTCGTTATCGGTGACCATTGTTCGGAATGCTGCACTAAGTGGTGACATTCCCATGAAGTCGTTTTCACCTTGTGGGTCGGGATTAAACCTTCTTAAATGCATTATTTTTTCAGGTTCCAACGTCCAGTTTCCGCCGTTTGGTGAATATTGATACTCCTTAACTTCAGGACCCCAAACGTTGTGTGTCACTACTGGTTGAATGTATTGCGGTTGCAAGTTGTATCGTTCCAAGAAAACACCACCAAGGTTTGTTCCGCCAAGGGACGTTGGGTTGATTCCCAATTGAATCACGTTTCCGGTTGTTAGTTGATACACTAAAGCCGCATACATAAAAGATTTGTAATTGTTGTTTTTGTTCGGGTTGTGGACGAATTCGTAATAATCACGATATTTCGCAAAGTCTTCATTCTTTGGGTCAACAATCACAACGTCACCGTTTGGTTGTATCGCCTCAATTAATACCGGAATGTCCGCACCGGCTTCACATATTCGATTGATAATTGAATAAATGTGTGTGTTTGATTTAAACCCGTCTTCAATTAAAGTACTTAGATTGTTAGTCCCGAAATTGAAACCCATTTGGGTGAAGTAGTCATTGCCCCACTTTTGAATTGGACTATTGTAGTTTAAAAGAGTGTTAAACGCTGCGGAAAATCTATTCATCAATTACGATTGTTTTGTTAACCCGATGTAATTGAATACAAATATAATAATACATATTTGATAAAAACAAACTTTTATTTGGTTATTTATTACATGACCCAAATTTCCGAGTCGCCATTTCTTTCGATTATTCCGCTCAAAACGTCCGGTCCGCCGTCTTGTTTATTGGCTTTAAATACTTTTTTATACTTGGTTAAGTGCGTGTAAAATTCAGGGTATTTCACATGCCAATCTTTTGGAAAAATAATTCTTTTATTGACCGACGCTTTATTTGTGTGGATTCTCGATTCTTTGTTTTGGCTTTGTGTAAACCAGTCAATCACGGTATTGTGTCCGACCATCTTTTCAACCGCCCTTGCAAATCCGCGACCACCGTTGTTTGATTCTATTTCAGCCAACCCAACATTGTTTCGCTTTAGTAATTCAGCCGTTGCCGGTTCGGTTATTTCCATTGGTTCGGGTGTGTAAATTAAGTCTAAAACAAAGATTCTTTCGTCTTCAGCGTCTAAAGGTAAAGCGTAATTTATAGAGCAAAGACAATCGGTTCCGGTGTCGGCCGTGTCGGTATAGTTCTTTACTTCGTTTAATTCGGGTAACTCTTCGTAAGTATCAAAAGGCGCATACATCAAACCGGCTTGTGATTCCGGGTTCCCTTGGTTCATGCATTCAAACTTTTCCGGGTCCGAATCCCTTTCTTTGATTAACTTTTTCAGGTTGTGACGTTCAGGAAATAAAGGTTCGCCGGGTTCCCGTGGGTCCAACAATGTCGCGTGACCGGTTTTAATGGCTTCAAAATTAATCTTTATCCAACCGTCAAATTCGTCGGTCAAATTCAATATTTCGTCGATTGATTCAATTGTCCGCACGTCGTCAATCTTTTCAATCCTTCCGATTAAGTCGTCTTCGTGCCACCTTGTAAACACGATTAGTTGTTGCGAATCATTATGAAGCCTCTTCAGTACAACGGACGAATACCAGTCCCAAACAGTTTGTCGAATCAACGGCGAATTACCTTCCATTGCATCTTTGTAGAGGTCGTCCATTAACATAACGTCAACGGGATTTCCGGTCAATGGACCACCACGTCCGACCGCTTTTAATGAACCCTTTTTGTCAACAATTTCAAACTCTTCCGAATTACGAAGAAAGTTTGAAGAAATGGTCACAACGTTTGAGGCGTTCAATGTTGTTTCCGGGAATATGTCGTAATAAGTTTTTGAATCAATAAGTCTTTGCACTTCACGGTTGAACTTCTTGGCAAAGGTTGACGAATAGGAACCAACCGCAATTTTTGTGTTTGGGTTTTTCCCTAAGATGTACGAAGGTAATTGAATGGTTGACCCGGTTGACTTTCCGTGTTGTGGCGGAATTGTAACCATTAGACGTTTGATTTTCTTTTCCGCAAACAAGTTTAATACTTCATAATAAGTCGAATGAAATTTCGTTGTCTTAAAATCGTCCATTGTCCGTTTGGTGAACTCCAAAAGGTTCCGTCTTGCTAATTCGTTTGCGATGTCTTCAGGGTTAATTTTTTCCATTTAATTCGTTTTT